ATTTTCTCACATCAAAGGAGGGCATATATTCCTTCAGTTGGCAAAAGATATGCCTGACGAGGAATTCCTAATGATGGGCGACGTTCTCTTTACACAAGAAGGTACTTACGCGTGGAAACTCAAACAAATAGCAGACGATATGCCTAATGTAAAAGTTATATTCAATGCTTCATGGGAAGAAAAGATTAATGCGTTGCAGACGTGTAAATTTCTTGTTCATCCGTGCATAGTCCCAGAGCCTCTTGGACTCGACTGTCTTGAGGCACAATATCTTGGCAAATATGTCATAGGATTTGCGATGGGTGGACTCCTTGAAACAGTTAAGGAAGGCAAAACAGGAAGCTTAGTCTTTCCTGAAAGAAATTCAGAGATAAATTACAAGAAGTTGAAAGAGAGAGTCGAAATTTTTACATCAAAAGAACCGAATCCTAAAGTCTGTATTAGGAATGTCGAAGAAAATTTTAATTTCAAGAAGTTTTCAGCCCCTGTTTATGAAGCAATATTGATGGGCAAAAGCGAAGATGAAATCCACGAATTAGAACGTAAACAAAATGCTGTCGTGATATGAAGGATACGACCCCGATTCTTGTTAAGAGCACAACAAAGCAGAAACTTTCGGAGGCAAAAGAGATCCTTCGAAAGACTTGGGATGACTTCCTTGTTTACCTTCTTGAGTTTTATATTTCCCACGCAGATGAGGACGACAGGGAGTTAGACAAGGCTGATGTGATGCGCTATTGCATCTCTTCTCCTGACACGAGTTCACTCGAGTTCCATAGAGATCAGCTTACGAAGATTCTTACCGATTTAGAACACACGTACGCAACAACCGGCGATCCAAAAGACAAAGCGACAATTGCTGAGAAGATTGCTCGTATTAATGCCTCTCTTAAGGACATTTCAAAAACTGATGAAAGTAGTCGAGTACTTGAAGAGATAGCACAAATAAAAAAGAACAGATTGAAAATTTTAAAGAATATAGCTCCAACAAAGACTGTAAAACGAAATGAAGATAAAGAAGAGATATCGGAAACTGAGAGTGAACAAGAAGCAAGTAATTAAGGTCATTTGTGATTATTGTGGAAAGGAATACGAGGTCACTGAGCAAGTTTACTATGCTAAGATGCGACAGGGCTTTAGATACTTCTTCTGTTCGGAGCAATGTTTAGCCCGTGCTCGTGCAGAATACTTGTGGAACCGTAAAGCACCTGTCAATATTCCTGATGAACTTAAAGAAGAGCCTGAAGTTGAAGTATCTCTCATACCGGAGGACATGCAAGGCTTTTGTTACTATTGTCATCGACGAATCCCAAAGTCAGCAATATTCTGTGAAGAACATGCAACTAAAGAACATCTTGCAATATTTGAAGCAACTCAGGAATTACCAGTTCACCCAAGAGGTTGGTGGTCCTACGAAATAATTAAGGATTGGCTTTCTGGCTACAAGAAGATTCTTTTAAAAGCTCCCTCTGGAACGGGTAAGAGCGTTCTTGAGGACATTATGGCATATTTGAATTTGACACTCTTTGATAATTCCTTCACTCTCATAGGTTCAATTTCAATGCCAATAGCCGTGCAGCATATAGACAGAATCCGTGGATGGGTGGCTATGTCTCCCTTTAGAAACTTCATAGTGTATGACAGTAAAGAACAAATAAAACTCAAGAATGGTTCAAGGGTCTTAGCGATAGCGCAAAATGAAAAGACTCGAGGTGGTTACCATCCTGATTTGATTCTGTTGGATGAGCTTGCTCGTATACGACCTTCTGCCTATTATGGCTTGTTTTATCAGATGGGAAAAACAAAGGGGGCAACTGAAATAGGAGTATCGACTCCATTCCTCAACTCAGGAGCCTTTCTCAAGCTTTGGCATTCAGGAACGTCCAGAAATTATTCAGTAAAGCTTGAAGATTGTTGGTTTATTACTGAAGAAATGATAAGGGATGCTCAAAAAGACATGTCCCCCTCCTTTTTTGATCAAGTATTTAAAGCTGAATTTGTAGCAACCTCTAATAGAGTGATTCCGGATGAGCAACTTCTCAACGCTATTACGGATACAAGATCGAAATATACAGGAGAAACAATAATGGGTCTCGACTTTGGACGTAAGCGAGATCATACAGCATTAGTAGTCCTTAACGATAAGGGTCATGTCATATACACCGAAATTTTGCCTCTCAAGACAACTTGGCGAGAACAATATGCCATAATACGCGATAGAGCAAAAAAATTTAATCCCACCACGATATATGCGGATCAGACATCGATTGGTGATCCCATACTGGAAGAACTTTCGGACCTTCCGATTGAGCCTGTCCTAATGTCTAACGATAAATTAAAAAAGAAGATTATTGACAATTTGGTTTTGTGTTTTGCTTATAATTCGATTCACATACCTAAAGATGAACAAAAGTTGATTGATCAGCTTTCAGCTTTTGTATATTTAGATGATAACTTAAGTAAATGTGGTCCCGAAGGAGGAGCACATGACGACCTCGTGGACGCGTTGGCTCTCGCCTCCTTGGGACTCGAACGACATATTGATGAGGAAGAAACTACGGATATTTGGGGAGCGATTGGTGGAGAACGGTCGCTTGATATGGAGGAAAGTCCTTGGACAATTGTATGGTGATCGGGATACAGATCCTTGGAAAGTAGGTGCTCCGAGTGGTGAAGACGAGAGTGATGAGTCTTCCAGAACTTTTAAGACTACACACGCGTTAGAGGTGGGTGGACCATCTCAAGAAGACTGGGAATTGTATTTGACAAGTCCTCCAGCATTTGCAGCAGTTGAAGCCGTCACCTTTGCTGTTCTCTCTGCTGGTTTTGAAATTCATGGTGAGAGTGAGCAAATTAGGGAAAGATACACACGGCGCTTTGATAAAGTATTTCCAAAGCTTTATTCTGTTATGCGAGACGCTTTAGTGTTTGGCGACAGTTATTCGAGAATCCTCTTCGGGAGGGATAACCATTTTACTGATATTGAAGTTTTATTTCCGCTCAATGTAGTAACTCAGAATGGTGATTACTTTGTACGAGAAGGTGGAAAGCTTGTTCGTGTAAAGAACATTTGGCACTTTCAAGCTATGGCTCGTACAGACTCATCTTTTGGCATATCTATGATAGGTGTAGCAAGACAACCTCTTAAATGGAAGAAGGAAATTGACGAGAGTGTCCACGAGGGTATTATCAGACACGGTTTTGCGAAATATCATATTCAGTGCCTTCCCGATAGACGAGGACTTTATCCTGATGAAAATAAGCTTAAGGAATTGGAGAGACAGTTTAGAAAAATTCACGTGGGTCATGAGTTTGTTTCGACAGACAAGGTTAAAATTGATCCAATTGACACATCTGGATTTCCAGCTCTCTTAGACTATCTGCAATATTACACAAGTCTTGCTGCGACCGGCTTAATGGTTCCGGCTGAGACACTTGGGCAGGGCATAGCAACTTCACAGTATGCAACTGCTAAGGTAAGGATGGAATTCTTCCTCAAGAATACTATTCCTTATTTCCAGAGAGTCCTTGAATGTTCCATTAATGATAACCTTATGGGCGAAAGGGCTGAGGGAGCTATATTTAAACTGAATGAACCAAAAGAGATCTCATATAAGACAGGATGATTCACGATACATATTTTCCTTTAGGACGAGAGAAAAAGGACATATTTCACGATAGGATTTTAGTAGAGAGTGGGGACATGTTATATGATTCCACATCTCAAGGTGTTCCCATTTTTATCCCTCCCAATGTTCTGAAAAACGCTCGTATCCCCAAGAAGTTACCATTTCAGATTTTTCACAATGGAAAGGAAGTTGGGGAAGTTAAAAATATTCGATGGGATGGTAGAGCACTTCGGGGAGATATTCATGTCTATCCCCAACATAATGAGGAGGTAGTTAGAGAGCTCTTGAGAGGAAATCATGGTTTGTCTGTGCGTTTCTCTTCTATTGATGAGGATTATAAAACTTATACATTGATTAAAGACTTGACGTTGGAGCATTTAGCTCTTGTTCCAGCTCCAGCGTCACCGTCTGCAAGAATAGTGTAAAATTCTACGAAAGAGTTAAGGAGAAAAGAAATGGGTGAATTAGCTGATAGGTTAAAAGAATACGTCGCTAAGGTGCAGACCCACGAACTCAGTACGTCTGATGACATACGACGACTGACACAGAAAGCCTATTATAATGCTGTCATAGCTGGAGCTAAACGAAGGGAATTCATGAGGAAGATATTACCTGTTGTTAAAACAAGTTCGCATAGAGTGAGAGTATTCACGTCTAACGCAAACGGATACGCTTCAAAAGGAGCTTATAAAGGAGAACCTCCTATTTTCCATCCTAAATACACAAGCATTGATGCTGTAACCGAAAAAGCTTGGACTTTGCCCCTTGCTCCTAAAGAGTTAGTTGAAGACGCAGAATTCGATTTAATTGAAAACGAGGTTTCTCTCGCTGGCATGAGATTAGAGAATACTTTGAATCAGGATGCGATTTCTGCATTAATAGACAATGCAGAACATTCTCAAGTGTGTGACGGAACTTCTCCGGTTGTGGCAATTGGAAACGCTTGTGTGGACATTGCAGATTCTCAATTCACACCAACTCACATGATTGCTACTCCTCAGTTTTATAATGTGGCACTTACTACGTTTCAAACTCCACTCATGTATAATAAAAAACAGGGAGGTCTGCTTGACATGAGTCTGCTTGCCGTTATTTCAAATGGCGACGAGAATTGGGCGTGGGGGGATACCGGAGATGTTGGAGCGGTAATCTTGGATGCTGAAATGGCAGGATTAATTCTCATGAAGGAAGATATAACGGTTAAGAAGTATTCTGATCCTCTTAATGATTTACGTGGTGCAATAGTAGAAATGAAATACAAAGTTGTAGTAACAAAACCCAAGGCTATTTGTATAATTAAGCATGATTAGGAGAAGAAAATGCGAACAATTGCTCTGTTAGTAACTCTTTTAGTGTTGTGTCTCGTTCCGCTTTCTCAAGCAGCCCTTTCCAGTGTGGTTACGCTTAACGCCACGGATGCGTCAGGGATAAATCATGAGTTGTATTACATTGATTTCCGAGAAGACTTGGATGAAGGGGTAATTTATAACTCACAGAGTACTGCTGATCGTGGAACTGTTTTATTCAAGCAAGAGGCTATGAGTACTGGAAATACCATGATGGTAGCTACAAATTATACCTATTTTGAAGGATATGCTTTAATATCAGGTGCATCTTTAGTAGAGAATATGGGCGGAGTCAATGTTTACAATGCCAATTACTCATTAGGTGTGGTAGGTCTAAAGGGAACTTCCAGTTCCAAATTAGCTGTGGCTTCTGCTTCGAGTGTCTCTCCCTACGATGTGCAGTATCAGTACAGCGTTTCGGGAGCAAATGGAGGCGCAGGGATTGGTGCTGCTGAGGTAAGTAACACAGGTAAGACCTATGCAAAAACAACAATAAGAGGTGCAAAACAATTTTCATTGTCTGGTGAGTTGAGTTGGTCAGTACCAAAACCTGCTGGAGGAATGGAAGTGCCAAGTACGGACATATCACATTTGTGTGTATGGGCTCAGGAGAGTCCTGCCTATCCCATCTTTCCAGGAATAGGAGCGTGAAATGAAAACTCCTCTTTCCTCTATTTTTAATTTTGGAGCAATTCCCTCTCCTTGGGATAAAAGGGACGTTATATACGCGGCTCTTACTTCAAAAGAGAAGCCGGAGGCATTTAGTCTTAAGGAATACCAAGGACCGGTAGTAGACCAGGGTTCTCGACAGATATGCGTTCCTTGTGCGTTGTGTGCAATTGCAGAGTCAAAACAATTTTAC